GGAGAATGGTGTGCATGAGGATACTATGCGTCGGTGGAAGCGTGATCCTCGTTTTATTCGTGAGTGGGATCGTCGTGCTGCTGAGTTGAATGTGTCTCCTGAGCGTACTCAGTCGGTGATTGATGCGTTGCATTCTAAGGCGGTGGGTGGTTCTGTGCAGGCTGCGACTTTGTAGTTGCAGTATGTTGATAAGTTTACGCCTCGTCGTCGGTTGCAGGTTGATGATGACCGTGATGCGGGTGGTTTGTCTGATGAGGAGTTGGCTTCTGAGTTGGAGGCTGAGGTTGCCCATTTGAGGGTGGTGTCGAATGGCTAGGGTTCGTCCTGTTCGGGGTCGTATGGGGGTGCGGTCTGGGCCGCGTCGTGTACCGTTTGGTGGTGGTGGTAGGCCGGGTCCGTTTGGTGGGGGTTACGGGGTGCATACTGTTATTTCTGAGTTGGATGGCGAGTACAGGGTTCGTTTGTTTATTGATGGGGAGTATCAGGCTGGGGCTGACTATTTTACTGATGATGTTGTTGAGGCTAATGAGACAGCGAAGGCAATGGAGGAGGACGCTTATCTTTCGGATAAGTCTTCCGATGTTGCTAGGGGTGAGGCGGAAGATTTTGTTGAGGATGCTATAGATCGTCCTCATGTGGGTGAGGAGTTTTCTGCGTTGCCTTCCGCTGATCGTGCCATGTTGACACATGCTGCGAGTGGTGAGCCGCCTCGTTTGGGGCGTGCCAATCCTGAGAGGCCGTCGGGGTCGCCTCCGTATGAGCCTCTTCCAGAGTTGCCGCCAGAGCAGATGGAGCGCAACAGGGAGGGGATACGGAGGGCTAGGGAGACTCTTAGGAATTCTCCTGCTGATATGCCGTTGCCTAAGGGGGATCAGGGCATGTCGCTTATGGGGGGGCCAGAGGATTGGTTGACAGTTGAAGAGGCACAGTCTTACGGAAAGCGGGGCATCGTGCCGCCGGGTATGCGCGGTGAGCCTTTGGATGAGGTCGGGGATGATCCCGGGATGGAGGCGCCAAACATGGGCAATATGATGGCATCATATGAAAACATGCTTGACAGTTTGCCTGATCGTGCGGCGGCTGCGTTGCAGCGCCGCCAGTCTACGGCGGTGGGTCACGAGGCTACGTCTGGTGGAAACCCGTTGGGTAACGCTCCTGACTGGTTGGATGAGGTTTTGTTGATGATTGCAGCGGGTGGTGCAGCCACCCTGCTTCCGCCTGTTGGCGGGGCGGCGTTGCTTGGTGGTGCGGCAATGTTGGCGCAATGATTACTCCTGAGGATGAGGTGGAGTGGGAGGATTTGGCGGATTGGTATGTCGGGTCGGATGATGTGATGACTTGTGGGTTGGAGAACCCTGAAGTTTGCGAGTCGTGTCAGTAGGCGCTGGGGATGTTTCCAAGATACTTATGGCAGTTGCTGCTCTTGTTGCTGCTGTCGGGGGTTTTGTGGTGGCTGTCGGGGGAGATTCGTCAGACTCCTCGCAGGTTTCTGCCGTTATCATAATTAGGGGTTCTACGTTGCCTGAGGATGATTTGACTGATTCTGAGAAGGATCGTGAATGGGTGTTTGATGAGTCGTCTGACTGAGTTGCGCCGTGAGGCTGAGTGGCGTCGCTGTTCCCGTGATGAGGGCTACTTCTTTAGGAAGTATTGGTGGATTGCGCATCCTGCGCATGGCCGTATCCTGTTTGATTTGCGTGACGCACAGGTGGAGGCGTTGAATCATTGGGGGAAGCATAGGTATTCGTTGTCGTTGAAGGCCCGTCAGATTGGGTGGACGACGTTGGTTGCTGCGCACCAGTTTTGGTTGGCGTTCTTTCACGATGATCAAAACATTATTGATTTGTCTCGTACTGAACGTGAGTCGGTGTTGTTGTTGAGGAAGACGAAGTATGGGTTTAAGCATTTGCCTGAGTGGATGGTGGAGCGTGGACCAACTTCGTTGGTTGAGCATCAGCAACGTATGGTGTTTGGGAATGGTTCTCAAATTACGTCGATGCCTTCGGCGTCTGATCCTGCGCGTGGCGAGTCTGCGTCGTTGGTGGTTGTGGATGAGTGGGCGTTCCTGCCGAACCCTGAGGAGGCGTGGGCGTCTATTGAGCCTGTTGCGGATGTGGGTGGCCGTATCATCGGGTTGTCTACTGCTAACGGGTCGGGTAACTTCTTTCACGAGTTGTGGGTTGGTTCGCAGACGGGGTCGAACAAGTTTGAGTCAATGTTTTTTCCGTGGTCTGCTACGGGGGACCGTAATGAGGATTGGTATGCGGACAAGCAGAAGTCTATGTTGCCGTGGCAGTTGGCTCAGGAGTATCCGTCTACGCCTGAGGAGGCGTTTGTTAAGTCTGGTAACCCTGTGTTTGATTTGGATGTGTTGGAAACGATGGCTGGTCAGGTTGAGGAGGGTCAGATGGGGTATCTGATGCAGCCGTTGCCGAGAGTGGTGGAGTTTAGGCGCGATGCTCACAGTTTGGCGTGAACCGCAGGTGGGTCACATTTATTGTATCGGTGTGGACACTGCTGAGGGTTTGATACATGGAGACTATTCGTGTGCGCAGGTGTTGGATGTACGCACTGGCGAGCAGTGTGCGGTGTGGCATGGACACATTCCGCCTGATGTGCTTGCCGAGGAAATCTATATGTTGGGTTTGTGGTATCGGGATGCGTTGTGTTGTGTGGAGTCCAATAACCATGGGTTGACGACGATTGTGCAGTTGCGTCATCTGGGGTATCCGAATCTGTTTCGGAAGCGCACGCTGAATCAGGCTACGTCGAAGGTGTCGCAGGAGTTTGGGTGGAAGACGACACGAACTACGAAGCCGTTGCTGATCGATGACTTGGGTATGGCTTTGCGTGGAGGCGAGTTGACTATCTTTGACAGGTATACGTTGGCAGAGTTGCGTACATATGTTCGGTCTTCGCGGGGTTCTATGAATGGTTCCCCGCATGATGACCGCGTGATGGCGTTGGCGTTGTCGAATGAGATGCGCCAATATGCGTTCATGCCAGAGTATGCCCAAAAAGTTGACGATTACTGGACGGTTGACTGGTGGCGCCGCCTCATTGTGGATGATGAGCCGAAGGATGATGCCCTTAGAATTGGGGCGCATACGGTGCGTGGGACAGTCTGACCGTAGAATATAGGAACCATGAGGAGGTTTTTTAATGGCTAAGAATTTTGTGTCGCACACCAACGGTACCGAAACTGTTGATGGCGCTACGGGTAAGAACAACACTTTGGAGCGTGGCGCGTCTGTCGTTGCCAATCCAATTTGGAAGCCGGGTGGGTCGCAGAAGCCTACACAACGGTTTGATAGCCCGAAGTATGCGCAGCAGACCAGCGGTGAAGGTAACGTGGGTGTGCGGGAAACTCCGTTCAACCAGCACGGCCAGACTGGCAAGGTTGAGCCTGCTGACCCGCAGCCGCGTCTTCGCGGCCACAACGCTGGCTAGTAATGGCGGTTCTTGCCGCTGGCGCCACATTTGAAGAGTTTTGCGTCTACACACGCTCCTTGCGGGGTGATGTGCCTGACACGGAACTCGTAGATTTGTGGGGTTGGCGCAAAAAGTTGCATAGCATAAAGTTGAATGCAGGGACGGGTTCCCGTTCCCAGTTGCCTGACGACGAGCAACATTTGACAAACAACGAACGTGAAGCGAAAGTGTTTGCTGAGGCCAAGTCTCAGGGACGCAATATTGAAAAGTTGCCGGAACGAAACCCGCATTGGATTTGATATATGGCCCGTAAGACACGCACTGAACAATTTGAGACGATGAAGAGTCGGCTGGAGAGCGCACACCGTTGGCGTGACGATCAGGGCTACGACGCATTGTGGACCCGCATGGTTGATTTGTACCGTGGGAAGCATTGGCCGCGTACCACATACAGCAAGGAAGACCTCGTTGTTGTAAACCTCGCGTTTTCGACAATAAACGTTATCGCCCCGTCTATATCGGTCAACCATCCCAAAGTGGTTGTGTCCCCCAACAGCCCCGATAATCAGGATCGTGCCGCTTTCGTAGAGGCTGTCGTTAACCACATGTGGCGTCATCACGACTACCAGACACCGTTTAAACGGGCTGTTAAAGACTTCCTCATCTTTGGACATGGCTGGATCAAGGTTGGTTGGCAGTTTCTGGAACAGGAACGAACGCTGGCTGAGGCTGAACGGTCAGAAATGCTGACGGAGGCCAGAGGTGAAGTTGACGAGTTTGCAATGATGAACCCGTTGATGGCTGCCGAGTTGCCGACGGAAACAGACATTGCTGCTTCTCTACCAGAAACGGCTATGACAATCGTTGAGGATCAACCCTTTGTGGAACGGGTGTCGCCTTACGACATTTTCGTTGACCCTGAGGCCACCTCATTGGATGATGCCCGATGGATTGCGCAACGAATTATTCGCCCCTTGGATGAGGCTCAACGTGACAAGCGATATAAGCCGTCTGCACGGAAGCGTCTGGACGCTGACGCTTCGACAGGAACAGGATACAACGACAGGGACGATGTAGAACAGTACCTGTTCGATGAAGAACGGGTAGTTATCTACGAGTTCTACGACATTGCCGAAAACACAATGTCGGTGTGTTCCCAGTCAGGCGACGAGTTCCTCGTTGACCCTGTCCCCATGCCGTATGCCTACGGACAACCCTTCGTGATGCTCCGCAACTATGATGTGCCAGACCATTTCTACCCGATTGGCGACCTTGAAGCGATCCAGTCGTTGCAGGAAGAGTTGGACAAGACACGCA